CATGGTGAACAATAATAGGTAATACGTTTTTATCCCAATGTACAAAATCTCCACCTTCTCCTTCTGTTCCTGTTTGAATTAAGCGATGGTATAGTTCATGGAATTGTTTCCAGGCATCTATGCCAACCATACAATGATGATCCATAAAGGATCTCTTCATACGGGCAACAAAAGTTCCTGTAATTCGACGGGAAAATATAACATCGGAGTCATCACTAGCTGTAAACATACGTGTCTTACCAATAGCTACCTTTTTATTTTTAACGGTTTCATCTTTTAATGAATCTTTAAAAGGGTGAGCTATCCAGTTTCCTTCAGCAGCTGCTTTAAGTTTTAAATAAGCGCGCTGCTTCATTATTCTTCCAGCTTCGGATTTACCCCAAGTATATACATTCCTTTTATAGTGATCGGATGAGTCAGGATCGATATCATAAATTTCTTCTTTCTTAGCTGCACGTAAATAAGTATTGCAGAAATACCCTGTACTGGATGTTAAATCAATTCCATCTAAACCACCATAAAACTCATCATAATTAAAATACATACCATTAATTACTTCTAAATCAGTTAATTCTCTATGTTGTTTTGATTCAAATTTAGTCAAGTAATATGATCGTAATTCATTTTCAGTATTAATACAAGTTTGTTTTAAAGCATCAGAATTTGGAATAGGAATATTATAATGAGACATTTGCGTAGTCATAATACATGGTTTACCTTCAGTATCTTTAATTAAATCGGAAGTATCAGTAACACGTTCTAAAGTTAATGCTGAATTTGAAACAGGATTAATATATCCTGCAGTCGTCAAATCGGCTTCAAAAGGTGATAATCTAAATTTAGTTTTAGTAATTTGTTTTGCTGGTTTAGACAATGTTCCTATGAATTTTAAATTAGATACTTGATTTTCTTCTACTTCGCCATACTTATGACAATTCGGTTTAAATATTTTAAATTCTCTATTAGGTTTTTTATTAAGTGATTTAGTTAAATCGATATCATTTGCCAAAGCAATATCGACGAATGGATGCGCTGTTTGACCTTTAATTGCATGAGTAATAATTCCGGTTTGTCTATAGAGTGTTGAAATATTAAGTTTTTCCATTCCTTGTGCATTTATATCATTTGGAAGTTGTATATAATCT